CTTGCTAAACTAGAAGAAACATTTCCACCCACCAACCCTACACCTGAAGATACAATGGAAAAAATTATGTACCGATCTGGTCAGCGTAGCGTCGTTGAGTGGGTCATCCGATATATGGAGGAAAATTAAATGGCTTATACTGGAACGGGTATCCTACCAGGGAGCATTTACAGCAGCCCGGGTCTCGCCGATTACAGTGGTACCCGTTTTAATGATCAAGCAACTGCTGATGCTTTTGGCAAAGTTTTGCAATTATCCGGTCAAGGTCTCCAAGCTGGTCAGTTTTTTACTGGAGAAGGCGGTACCCAATACAAAACCGTAGCAGGTATTGACCCTAATCAACCTGGATGGGGTCAACGTGTTGAACCAGGATGGGAGTTGATTGGTTATCAACAACCAGAAAGGTATACAGGAAAAGCGTATGAGTATGGAGCACGGGGAGACAAAACTCCTGGTTTTGCAATTCTTCAGAAAAAGATGGAGGCTCCACCGCCAGTTCCAGACGCGTCATCAGTCGAAACCAACGATGAAGTAATTGATAGTAATGCGGCTGCGGCAGATAAAAATGTTGCTGAAGCTGAAACAACGCTTTCAATGGCCGATCAGCTAAAAATTATGTTCGACGATTACGAAAAACGATTAGACGCACGTGACGAACAGCAAAGAGAATTGCTAAAACAAAGTCAACAAACTTTTGCATCTAATTTGTCACGATCACAAATGACACCCAATCTTCAAATTATGCCTGCTGGTCAAACTCCTGATATAGCTGGCACACAGGGGTTTAAAATCAGAAAACCCGGCAGCAGCAGCAGCGTTACCGGTACAATTCTTTCTGGTCTTAACCTTGGTCAACCTAGTATGATGAACGTCTAATGACAGCAAGATCTCACTATGACAGATTGTCTTCAGACCGTTCCCAGTTTCTCAACACTGCTAGACAAGCAGCAGATCTAACTCTTCCGTACCTGATCCGAGAGGATGAGGTTTATACCAAAGGCTCACTTAAACTCACGACCCCGTGGCAAAGCGTTGGAGCGAAAGGGGTAGTCACTCTGGCATCTAAATTGATGTTGGCTCTACTACCTCCTCAAACCAGTTTCTTTAAGCTTCAGGTTAATGACATTAATATGCCTCAGGAACTCGGACCAGAGATCCGATCTGAACTAGACTTGTCGTTTGCTAAAATTGAACGAACCATCATGGAAGCTATTGCTGCTTCTAGTGATCGTGTAGTTGTTCACCAAGCATTGAAGCATCTTGTTGTTGCTGGTAATGCTCTTATCTACATGGGTAAGGATGGGCTTAAGCTTTATCCTTTAAACCGTTATGTGGTAGATAGAGATGGTAACGGTAATGTTATTGAGATAGTAACAAAAGAAACAATCTCGAAAAAACTACTCAAACTTGAGTATCCAGGTTACGAACTATCAGAACCTAATTCACCCGTTGACAATTCATCACGTCACGATGATGAATGTGATATTTATACCCATGTCACTTTAGACAACAACCGTTGGATCTGGCATCAAGAAGTAGAGGATAAAATTCTACCCAAGTCTATGGGTAAGGCTCCTCTCGATGCTAACCCTTGGCTTGTCCTACGTTTCAACCACGTCGATGGAGAAGTCTATGGACGTGGACGTGTTGAAGAATTCATCGGTGATTTGAAGTCACTTGAAGCACTGTCACAAGCACTCGTTGAAGGCAGCGCAGCAGCTGCTAAGGTAGTGTTTACTGTCAGTCCTTCCAGCACCACCAAGCCAGCAACGCTTGCTAAGGCAGGCAATGGTGCTATCATCCAGGGTCGCCCTGATGACATCGGTGTGGTGCAGGTTGGTAAGACAGCTGACTTCCAGACTGCCTATCAAATGGTAGGTACGTTGTCTCAACGACTCAGCGAAGCATTCCTTATCCTTAATGTTAGAGATTCTGAACGCACAACCGCTGAAGAAGTTCGTATGACTCAGCTTGAACTTGAACAACAACTTGGAGGCTTGTTCTCCCTGTTAACTGTTGAGTTCTTGGTTCCTTATCTCAACCGGAAGCTGAACGTTGCACAAAAGACTGGAGAAATACCGCGTCTTCCAAAAGGTAATATTGTCAAACCTACTATTGTGGCTGGCATTAATGCCCTTGGTCGTGGTCAAGACCGTGAAAGTCTTGCTCAATTCCTGACCCTGATTGCTCAAACTATGGGTCCTGAAGCTCTTCAAACTTACATCAATCCTGAAGAAGTTGTCAAACGTTTGGCAGCATCACAAGGTATTGATGTTTTGAATCTTGTTAAGAGTATGGAAGAGTTGCAGCAAGAACAACAAGCTGCGATGCAACAGCAGCAACAGATGGCTATGGCACAGCAAGCTGGACAACTGGCTTCAGTTGAACAGAAACGTGAACAAGCCACTATGGAAATGATCCAACAACAAGACGAAGCCACCACTAATCCACCAATTGCATGAGCGAAACATTTACAATGAATGAAACTCCTGCTGATCAGCCGGAATTGAACGCTGATGAACAGGAGTCTTTGGCTATTGCCGAAGCTAATCAAGCTGAAAACGAACAGCTCTTTGCTGGTAAGTTTAAAGATACTCAATCTCTTGAGCAAGCTTACCTTGAACTACAGAAAAAACTAGGAGAACCTAAAGAAAATGTACGGGACGAAGAAAGGGTCGAAGAAACCGAAACCCCCGAAGAAGTAGAAGAAACTACTGACGAACCATCTTCTGAAATACTTACTGAAGCTCAGGCTCAGGAATTGTACAAGATGGTTGGTGGAGAAAAAGCGTACAAGTCCATGATTGATTGGGCTGGACAAAACTTCACTAAACAGGAGATCGAAATGTATGACTCTGTAATGAGTACACAAAATGCTAACTCGATCTTCTTTGCTGTGCAAGCATTGTACAACCGTTACTCGGATGCAACTGGTAACGATGGTCAACTCTTGACTGGACGTACTTCCACAAAAGATAATGTTGGTTTTCGTAGTCAAGCAGAACTTGTACAAGCAATGTCTGATCCTCGTTACGATAACGATCCTGCATATCGCTCAGACGTTATGCGTAAACTTGAGAATTCTGACATTTCCTTTTAATGAACGACACAAACATCTGGGCTAAAGAGCCACCCCTTATTATGTCTGATCATCCCTACGGTGTTCCCCACAATGAACGAGCTGAACAGCTCAACGGTCGCCTTGCTATGCTTGGCGTCATGGCTGCTTTGGGTGCTTATGCACTGACTGGTCAAATTATTCCTGGTATCTGGTAATGCCTTTACAGAAGGGTAAATCTCAAAAGACTATTTCTGCTAACATTAGAAAGCTGACGATTGAAGGCTATCCTTCTAAACAAGCTGCTGCCATTGCCTACAGTCAAGCCAGTAAATCCCGCAAGAAAAAGTAATGGCTAAGAAAGGTCTTTATGCAAACATCCACGCCAAGCGTCTTCGGATCAAACAAGGTAGTGGTGAAAAAATGAGGAAGCCTGGGTCTGAAGGCGCACCCAGCGCTGCTAACTTTAAACGCGCCGCTAAAACTGCTAAGAAAAAGTAAATAGAGGAGAGGCTTTCACTTAGCGCGTAAGTGGGAGCCTACCTATTGAGTAGACGGAGATAGAAAAGTTCTTTGCTATTTAATTATGATTCCTCTTCTAACTACTCTGTCAGTGATCTCATCTTGGTATGGTCCTGGCTTCCACGGAAACCTCACCGCCAATGGTGAGCGATACAATCAAAACGGCCTTACTGCAGCGCACAAGACACTCCCCTTTGGAACTAAACTAAAAGTTTGTTACAAGAGGTGTGCCGTTGTACGGGTCAATGATCGTGGTCCCTTTCATGGTAACAGGGAACTAGATCTCAGTAAAGGTGCGGCTGATGCTATCGGTCTCACTGCCTCTGGAGTTGGACAGGTAAAAGTAACCCGTCTTAACTAATTAATTCATGACTGCCACAATTGCAGCTTCACCCAAGAGCAATGCTTGGGATACTTTCTGTGACTGGGTAACCAGCACAAACAACCGTCTTTATGTTGGTTGGTTCGGCGTTCTGATGATTCCTTGTCTTCTCGCTGCTACCACCTGTTTTATTCTGGCGTTCGTCGCCGCTCCACCTGTTGACATTGATGGAATACGCGAACCAGTCGCAGGCTCCTTGTTGTATGGAAACAACATCATATCGGGAGCCGTCGTTCCGAGCAGCAATGCCATCGGACTACACTTCTACCCAATTTGGGAAGCTAATTCACTTGATGAATGGCTCTACAATGGGGGTCCATTCCAGCTCACAGTGTTCCACTTCCTCATTGGCATCTATGCTTACATGGGACGAGAGTGGGAACTTAGCTATCGACTAGGGATGCGTCCCTGGATCTTCGTTGCTTACTCTGCTCCAGTTGCTGCTGCAACCGCAGTCTTTCTTGTTTATCCTTTCGGTCAAGGATCGTTCTCCGATGCAATGCCTCTCGGTATCTCCGGTACGTTCAACTACATGCTTGTCTTCCAAGCAGAACACAACATCCTTATGCACCCTTTCCATATGCTTGGGGTTGCTGGGGTATTTGGCGGCAGTCTTTTTAGTGCTATGCACGGAAGTCTCGTCACC